CGGACGCGCCAGCTATGACCATTACGGCCAGCTCATTGGCATTGACCTGGTCACCGATCCCCAGCGCGCTCTCAATCCCCTGGTCGCCGCTGAAGTTCTGGCGGCGTTCTTCTGGGAGCGCAAGATCAGCGAGCTGGCGGCGGAAGGCAAATGGGAGCTGGTCCGCAAGCGCGTGAACGGAGGCCTGGCCGGCTGGGCCGATTTCCAGCAATACGTTTCTCTACTCGAAAGGAGCGCGGCGGCGGCATGATGGATTTCCTCATCACGCTGGGCCTGATCATCGTGGTGGTTGCGGCCATCGTTGCCGATGTCACCAAGTCGCGCCGTGTGCTCTAACTATGAATTTAAAAGTGAAGCGCGAAAAGCTGACTGACCGTTCCACCATCGGACGCATGCGGATCCTGGGCGACGACAATTTCAGCGTCTACACCTTGGAGCCGCCCAAGCGCCCGGGCGACGTAAAGCCGCGCGCGATCGACGCCGGCACTTACCCGCTAACAATCAGGTATTCGCCCAAGCATGGGCGGCTGATTCCGCACATTGAGGACGTGCCTCACTTCGTGGCCATTGAGATCCACATCGGCAACAAGCCGGAAGACACCGACGGATGCACGGTGGTGGGCCGCACCAATCCCGCGCCGGATTTCATCGGCGCCAGCCATGCCGCGTTCGACGATCTCTTTCCCCGGCTCATGAACGCCGCCGCGGAGTATGACGGCGGCGATCCCGATGAGCACGTCGTCTACCACGTGGGCTTTATCACCTTCGAAGATCCCGGAGTGGCCGCGTGATCGCCACGCTCACAGCGCTGGTGGCCAGCAAGTACGGCAAGATCGCGCTGGAGATCGTCATCGTGGTGGGTCTGGTCTTTGGCGCGTACAAGTGGGCGGAGCAGCGCGGCCGCGACGCGCAGAAGTCCGATGACGACCAGCGGCAGACACAGCAGATTGAACGGTCCCGCCAGGAAGCGCAGGCAGCCAAAGACCAGCTGGTGGACCAGGCCAATGATCAGGCCGCTAAAGCCGATGCGCGCGCGCAGGCGGCGGAGCAGCGCTTCAATTCTCTGGCCACGCTCCTGCAGGGCATCGCCGGAAAGCAGCAGCAGGGCAGTGACCACGTTCGTGGTCTTTCTGATTCGCAGCTCCATGGTGACGTGGTGGCGCAACTTAAATTGCGATCGCCCGGTGATGCCACCGCCTGTTACACGCCGGTGGAAGAGCGCGCGATCGACGATGCGGTAACGCAATGGCCGCTGTGCCGGCAGCAGAGCCAGGCGCTGGGCCAGCAGGTCGCGTCCGCGCAGCAGGACACCGCCGCGGCCAGGGACAAGGCTTCAGCCCTCCAGGGGACAATCGACGCGCAGGCGGCCTATGAGCGCGTGCTGGAAGCCGATTACAAAAAGATCTTCGATCAGCATCCGCCGCGCTATCGCGCGCCCGCGTGTTTGTGGCTGTGGAAGTGTGGCAAGAAGCAAGTGAATTTTGGAAGTGGACCGCAGGCGCCCTCGCCTGCGAAGAAGCACCCATGAAGGCCGCCATCCAATACGCTCTGGGCAAGCTGTGGTGGCTGCTCACCAAGGCGCTCAGTGAAAGCGGCGAGATCTCCTTTGGCCGCACCATCAGCGCCGTGATCACGTTCTACTTTCTCGCGCAGGACGCATGGTTCTATCACCGCAGCGGCCACCTGGTGGATAATGCCACGCTCCTCACCCAGCTTTCCGTGATGACTGCCTTCTACGTGGGCAGCAAGGGCCTGGGCGCCCTGCCCGGCAACCAGCCTAAAAGCTGAGCCGGGGCGCAGCAGCGTTAGCGTTGCGGGGCCCAGGGGAAAAGATGTTATAGTTCGCTTGAAGCGGTGCTTTCCCCTGCCAAGCCGAAACGCCGCTTCGATGAGGGCCGGGGTCAGTTCGGGCGAACTGGCCCCATCATTTCGTCCCACCCCGGAAACTTGTTTACTACTTTCTCAACTTGACTTCTTATCCAGCTCAGGGTTATATCTTTTGTCGCCCCCTTGGCAGCTTCACCCCCTGGAAAGATAGAAGCTGACCATGGCCCCGTACGAAGCTTTCACATTGCCCTCAGGTCACGATCATCGCCCCGGCGTCAAATGTCCAGTCTGTGAGGCTGTCCGCGCTGAAAAACTGGATCCACAACAATTCGGCGTCCTGCCCTTCCGCCTGGCCGCGCCGCTCTGGATGAAAGAGACGCACGGCTTCACCGATCGCAACCAGGTCCCCCGCAACAAACGCAAGACCTTTGAGCAGCATGAGTACTACATCCGCACGCTGCTGCCGTTCTTTGGCGATTACCCGCTGAATGAGGTCCACATTGGCCACGTGCAGAGCTATGTGGACATGCGGCTGCAAAGCCCGCGCAGGACCAATCTCAGCCGCCAGGCCAGGCTTGATCTGCATCCGGAGCTTAACTTCAATGAGCTGGTGGGGCCCTCCGTAGTGCGCCATGAGGTCAGTTTCCTTGGCATGGTGCTCGATCGCGCCGGGCTCTGGAAGGCCATCAGGGAGCGGTACACTCCGCCGCCGCTGCCCAAGTCGACGGTGGGCCGCGCGCTTGAACCCGATGAAGAACAGCGCCTCTTCGTGGTGGCCTGCTCGAACCGCCGCTGGGCCCGCGCCTACTGGGGATCGCTGATCAGCGCCCAGACCGGCGCCGATCCCGGCGAGATACAGCACCTTCACCTGAACGATATCGACCTGGCCCACATGACCATGCGGATCCGTGACGGGCTGAAGAACGAACACCGCGACCGGATCATTGAGCTGGTCCACTTGCCGGATGTGGTTTGGGCCTTCAAGAAGATCATCGGCCGGTATTACAAGATCTGCCGCCGGCAAAACATCGTTCCCGACGGTGAGCACTTTATCCTGCCGGGACGCACCGCCGGGGTGCCTGGCTATGATCTGTTCAAGCCCATGGGATCGTGGAAGAAGGCGTGGGACGCTCTGCGCAAGGCCGCCGAGCTGCCTGATCTTCGCATGAAGGACCTGCGCCATCACGCGCTGACCAAGGCGCTGGAAAATCCCGAGCTCAGCGAGCGGACGATCATTGAGATCTTCGGCCACGTGAGCAAAGCCATGTGGAGCACCTATTCCCACATCCGGCGCAAGCCCAAGCAGGAGGCCATGAAGACCCTGCATTTTGCCCGGCCCATCGTCCCTCCGCCGCCATCTGTGGACGCTGTGGAAACCGTGGATATCCCGGACGCATTCGGCCCTAACATCACGGAAATAAAGAAACTAAAAAAAGCGTAGATTGTTCTTGACAGCTTTGTATACCGTGGTACATAGTATTTACCAGAGTATGGCTGTTGAGATCATTCTTCGCCCGTTTCGCTGCTTGCGCTGCCGCAGGGGGTTTCACTCCAAACAAGAGAAGCCCCGGTGCTGCGGCAAGTGCAAATCGCCGTATTGGAATGTTCCCCGCCGCCGTGCTTCAAAAAAACGCCCAAGCGCTCATCGGTAAGAGAATCTGCTTGATTCCTGGGGCCCGTAGCTCAGTTGGATAGAGCATCTGCCTTCTAAGCAGAGGCTCTTTCAGCCGCCCTAAGAGAATCTGCCTGACCTCACCCGGTTGAGCGCTGGAAAAGAGCTTTCCAGTGCCCTCGAATACGCCCTTCTCACCCACTGCTGCCCCAAACCACAAGCCCGGATGGAGCAAAACCCCTCCGCTTCACAAACTGCTCTTCGCTCTCGCCCTTTGTGTGGCGCTCTTCCTGGGCACTGGAATCGGCTCGTCTTTCACCGGCGTGATCCACAAAGTTCTCAGCGTGGTGAGGTAGGCGATGAGCCCCATCAGAGAGCTGCACTGGGAAGCGAGCGTGAATAATATCGGCGTTTGCGTCGTCACGTGGTCAGCCAATCCAAAGCTGAACGTCCTCCAGGAAGTCGCTGATGCAAAGCGTTATTGGACGGTCGAAGAGCGCATGGAACACGTGAGGATCGCCGCCGCCGGGCCTGATCTGCTGGCCGCGCTGAAAGAAGCCCTCGGCGTGATCTACGTTTTCCATGGCAATGCCGGCTGGGAACATTACCAGCACAGTCCTGAGATGAAGCGCTTCAAAGCGGCCATCGACAAAGCGGAGAAGCGCGCATGAGCTCACCTTCCATCCACTTCGACGAGGAATTCCTCATGCCCACGCCGGACGCGCAGCGTCGGCTGGAGAAATTCATGGAGGCGCGCCAGGTCTGCCAGAACGCCGACTTCAACGGCCTGGTGCTCATGTCCCTGATGTGCTATGTCAGCGATCAGATCTGGCAAGAGTCAATCGATGACGCGCTGCGCACCCTCTCCGGAGGTCATGCGTGAAGAACAGCACTCAGCACTCAGCATTCAGCACTCAGTCCCAGGAGACACGTGGACCACAGCCGCCCTCGGCTGTGCTGAACAATCTCAACTGCGAGCCCGCCCAATGAGCATCCTCAAATCATGGCAGGTGCTGGTGAAGATGCGGACGCATGAAGGCCTGACCGCTGTGCGTCTCAACGTCGAGCTGATGGCCATGGATCCGGCCCTTGCCTGCGTAAGCGCTTACGCCGTGGCCAAACGCGACGCGATGCACACCGCCGCGGTCGCCCACAAAAAGCTTCCTAAAATCGCGGCCGTAAGTTTTCTGGTGCGTCCAGTGCCGGAGAGCAAAACGCGGCCCGCGCCCGAGGTCACAAAACAATGAAACCTTTCATCGATCCGGCCATAGAAGATCAGGCCATTAAGGAGCACATGGCAAACATGCGGCTTCGCCACGCAGCGTTACAGATCGCCGCGTCACGAATCGATTTCAGCGTCCTGCAGTGCGAGCTCGCGGTGGACCGCGCCTTCGCTCGCGCCGGCTATGAGGCCAAAGCATGAGCGGCCGCCTTCTTGTTCGCGAGCAACAGCTCCCGCCGCTGCGCCCAGGCGAAATTGGTGACGCGCTCGCCCGCGTTGTGCTGGGCATCCACCTAAACGGGCTCACCCTGCACGAAGCCGGCAGGACTTTTAAGAAGCGCTATATCGAATGCGCGCTGCGCGAGTGTGGCGGAAACAAATCAGCCGCGGCGCGGTCCATGGGCGTGCACCGCAACACGCTCGATCGCGACATCAAGGAGCTGAAGATCCGCGTGTGGGAATTCAACCTGCCCGGCACGCGCCGCCAGCAACGCAAACAACTTTATGCCAGCAAAGAGCGGACCGTACCTCTCGGGGGAGACCATTCCGGCCGCTCCGCGCTGGCGCCAGGCTCGGCTGAGACAACTCAGCCGTATTCGGTGAGGAAAGGAGGTCGTGGAGATTCACCAGAGCAGCCACGGGACGGCCGAGAAGTGGCGTCTGCTTCAACCGCTCATCTGGCAAAGAGCAGCAAGCCGCCCCGTGGTTTTACCTTCGCCGACTTCCAGTTTGAAGACCCCGATCTCCAGTGCGGGGGTGTCAAAGCATGAGGTCCGGAACGCTCACCGTGATCTTCTACGTCACATTTGCGGCCGGCATTCTCACCGGTTTGCTGGCTGCATATTCGCATCGCCGGTGGCCTGCCATATTGGTTGCCGGCATCTTCGGCGCGATCCTGCGCTTTGTGGCTGATCGGCTGGTGCGCGAATGACCTTTGCCTGGAGCGAACGCGGCCGCCGTCGGCTGATCTTTTCCGTCATAGTGCTGGTCTGCCTTGGCGCAGTGATCGATGACGCCATTACTGCCGGCCAGTTAGGCACGTCCCGCGCCGAGAATGCCGAACTGAAACATAAGCTTGAAGCGCAGGCCACCGAGCAAACCAGCTGCCTCAAAGACAACATCAACCTGATCACCTGGAAGGTGAACGCGCAGATGCTGTTGATGGAGGCCTCTGACGATCTCAGCTTCTGCGCCGACCATCTTCCCAGGCGCAAGTTTCCTCCGCGCCGCCTGCAGCTCGAACCCGACGATAGTTTCAATGGGAGTCTGCCGCCACAATGAACGCCTCCCTGCATACACGTCTCTCCGGAGCGCCGCCGCGCGGCACCGCCTACTGCGTTGACTGCTACGCTGACGGCGGCAAAGTCACCGTGGCCACGCGCATGTTTGGCGATGACGATCTGTGCGAGAGGCATTACATCAAGCTCTGCAAAGAGATGGGCGTTGAGCCGGAGCCCTTGCCGGCGACGGCGCCTGCGGAGATCGGCCAGCCAACGCCCATCAAAAAGATTCGCCAAGCTCCCGCCCCGCGGCGGAAGTCGGTCGCCGTGCGTGTTGCTTCAGACGTCTCGCGGCCGGAGTCCACTGAGGCCCGCGGCGGTAACCACTCCGCCGCGGTGACTACAGAAAGTTTTCCTTCCGATTCCGACTTGGCGGAAGCAGCCAGGTCATTGCCATCTCAGCCGGTGAAACCATCCGTCGCACCGGCTGGGCCCCAGGGAGAGGGGATCGCCGCGGCGTCAACCAGGAGCGCCGCGGCGAATAAAGCTTCTGCGCAAGCAGAAAAGAGAGTCAGCGGAAACGCGCCAGCGCGTCGCTCTACATCCGGACGCCCGCCGCTAGTTGCGGATGACCCTTCCGGCACCTGCGCAGCCGGAACGGAACGCCAGCACTCGGGCTCCGCTGACTCTTCTGATCTCTCCACTGACGTGATCTCCGCGCTGGGCGCGCAGGGCTATAAGCTGCGCGACGCTCAGAACGCGGTGCAGCAGAGCTATAAGCCCGGTGACACGTTCGACCAGGCTTTCAAGAAGGCCTTTGCCATCGTCTTTGCGGCGCGGTCCGCGGGCCGCCCCGTTGCCGTCTCTTCCAGTTCGCAGCGCCCCGACAGCAGCGTTGCGCCCGCCGCGGAGCGTGCGGAGGATAGGGCTCATATACCCGACTCAGCCGTTGCCGCCAGGTCACGCTCCGCGGCACACCCTCAACCCTCGAAACCCGAAAGGAGTAAGCCAATGGCAAAAGTATGCGGCGCGCCTGGATGCGGCAAAAAGCTCCAGGACCGCAACCAATCAGGATACTGCACAAAGCATTTCAGCCTCTCACGCTATAGCGGCGGAGAGCCCGGTCGCGTGTGCAGCGTGCGCGGTTGCGAAACCAAGCTTCGACGCGACAACTCAACCGGAGTTTGCAGGCCGCATTCAAAAGGCGCGACTCCATCAGCGCGAAAGACACAGCCGCGGGCGGCTGCGCCACACAACCCTAGCCAGCCAATGGCGCTCCATGCAACGGCGCCGGTCGGGATAGCCAACGGCAATGGCCACGGCAAGATCGCCGCTGACGGCGCGTACCTGGTTCCGTGCCAGGTTTCCGAATGGGCCATGGACCGCATCTGGCTCAAGCTCTCGCCGGAAGAAAAAGCCCAGCTTCTCTTTGGCCGGCACGATCCTTCACCGCAAGAAAAGCCCGCGCCATGGGAGGGCGTACCAGCCCATGCGTGAGGCGATCACATTAAGGGCCCGGCGCGACGATGCCCGCGAGGCCAGCGCTGAGCGCGATCCCGGCGTGGAAGAAACGCAGCAGGAACATCTGCCGCTGCTGGGCGATCTCGAACGCGAGCATCGCGCCATGGTGCAGGAGCGCGATGACGAGCAGCGCGCCGCGCAAAACAGCTTCCGCATGACGATGTATCGCTGGGGCCTGCGCACATGGGGCGGCGCCAGCCAGGGAGAATCGTAAATGGCCCATCGATCACGCTTGAGCCAGGCCATCGCCCGCCAGCAGCTCAGCTGCATCATCTGCGGCTGCACTGAGGACCGCGCGTGCATCACGGAAAACGGGCCATGCCACTGGGTCTCGCCCGGGTTGTGCTCCAACCCTGAGTGTCTCCAGAAATTTGAAGCTGAGTTTGGCAGCGCGGTCGACGTACTCGCCGGCGCGCAAGATCTCGACGACTTCGCCCGGCGCCGCGCTGAAGACTTCCTCGACGATGAGGACCTGGTCGCATGATTCCGCTGAAAAAAGTTGTGGGGCACACGCGCCATTACGTCCGGCATGGCTGGTCCTTCGGGCATCCCGGAGCTTCTTCCGTGACCTTGAAGCTCGAGTGTGGTCACACCAAGTTTCAGGACAAGGGCTCGAAGCCGATTCCGAAGCGCGCGCGATGCAAAGAGTGCGGGATCGCCAAGAAGCTGGATGAGAGCGACTGGAGCCACAAATGATCCCCATCAAAGACTTCATCTCAGCATGCCGCGCGTGGGGAGAGTGGACGTTCATGGATCCCAAGTACATGCGCCCTCGCGGAATACTCGGGCTGGAGGATCCGGAGCTCGACTGGGATAACTGCATCGAGCCGTGGTGGGCGCCGATCACACACTTCATTCGCCATTGGAACGTGACCTTTCAGAACGTCGGCCATTGCCTGCACTGGCGCGATGGCTGGATGCGCTGGGATAACGACAATTTGTGGGGCCGCGTTCCCCGCTGGCTTCCTGCGGCCTTTTACACATTCAAGATCGTGATCTGCCTTCTCTTCCTACAGTGGCGAAGGCCAAAACTGCCTGAAGGCCGGCTTTGCCATGACTGGAGCTGGATCGATGTGGCCGCGTGGAATTTGGGAACGTGCTACTACGGCGAGCCCACCGGCGATTTACTTCGAACGGTCCGGGGAATTTTCAGGCATTGGTACGTCGAGAAAAACTCGGTTTAAAGGGCTGGAGCCAGCATTGTCAAGGGACGCGGTTTCCGGGAGCACCCAACTCGATGCAGTCAGAAAGTACCTTGCGGGATTGAAGCCGCAGATCCGCCTGGACTATTACGACCTGACCCCGGCTGAGCGAGGCTTCATTCGCGCCATGTTGTCCAAGAGCAAAAACGGCGTTGCGGTGTTCGCTTCGCTCAAGACGTTGGCCATCGTGGCCAACATTTCCAGAAAGACGGCACAGCGGCTGGTGAACGGTTACAGCACGCGTGAAGGCCGAGAGGTGATCGGATTGAAGGCCCGGGCAATCATTACGGAAATCGCGCCAGCCAACTCAAAAGAGCGGCGCTGCGCTACCTTCCAGGTGAACTGGGATGCCTTCTCGATCGACCCTAAGCGGATGGGCGAACTGGAGCGACGTCTCCAGCTCCCACTCCCGGGGATGAAAACACCTCCGGTCCCGGACGAACCTGAGCCCCATGAGGTACAGGACGACCGCCCGGCGCCACGTGCGGCGCGTGATGAACTGAGCCTGCCGATGTTCCCTCTTGTGCAAAAGCCTGTGGAAACGGGCTCCCCCCCTACGGACAAAATGGCCATAGTCTCTGGTCAAAGTGTCCAGGGTCTACGGTCAAAATGGCCAGGGACTACGGACAAAATGTCCACCAATCTTGAGGTTTTGAACTTGAGTTCTGATCTTGGTGTGGAAACAGGTGTGCCTCGCGGCGTTGCGCACCTGTCTGTGGAAGCAGCGCCATCCGGTACGCAAAGGGCTGGTGGTTTCCAAAAGAAGCCTGAGAAATCAGCCTGGGCAAAGCTTCATCCGGGATTGATGGCCAAGCTCAAGAAGCAGCTCGACGTGGCCAAGGAATGCCAGGTTGGATCTCGCAACACATACGGGTGGACCCCTGAAGAACATGCCCAGGATTGGATGAACACGGTCTACCAGTCTGCGCTCGATGCCGGCATCTGGGAGCACGTGGCCAAAGACCTGGCGCGTGAAGCGTATGACGTAAAGCTGCAGATGGAGCGCGAGGAAAAGGAGTTTGATGCATGAGCGTGAGCATTGGCTTGAGAGTCGGCCAGCAATCCTTCGTCTCAATCAGTGAAGAGCGTGACGGCAAATCACAGCTCACGCTGATCGATCCTGAAGAGTTTTTGAAGCGGACGGGCCTTGAACTGTTCTTCCAGCTTCACCCAGACTATGCCCGCATCGCCCAGGCGCGCAGGCAGGAAAGCCGCAAACCGCGGAGGAAGGTAAAACATGTCGACAAAGAAAAAACCAGCAAGTAAGACCGCCGCGGACAAAGGCCCGCAGCCGCTGCTTAAGCTGAAATTTGAGAAGTTCCCGCAGAACCCGGTCGCGGTCTATTTTGACAAGACTGAGCGCGGCGTATATGCCGAGTTTGGCTTTGAGCGCTATAAGTCGCCCTCGGTCGCTGGCCTGGAGCAGAAGATCAAAGCCGCGATCAAGAACGGCGTAACGCCCTCACCCGTGTGGGTGCCGATGATCCTGATCGGCATCGATATCAACCACGGCCGCACCAGCTACAAGCAGGCTCTCGATCTTAATTTTGATGTCGATATCGAGCGGGAGTACTTCTGCATCGGCAAAGGCGGCAAGATGATGTCTTGCGGCTGGGAAGTTCATGAGCGCAGCCGCAACAAAGAAGCCCATGAGACCTCTGGCGCATTCTCTGAGATGAAGCCGCGCGCGTTGAACGCGCCCATCTTCAAGCGTTCTAGCTCTTATCACGGCGGCATCGGCGTTGATGCTCTCATTCCCTATACCGAAGATCTCTGGCGAGATATCGGTGAGCAGGTCCGCGAGCTGCGCGCGCAGGCTGCCGGGCTGATCGGCCATGTTATCGCGGGCAGGCTTGAGGTGTTCACAAACTTCATCTTCGACTTCGAGCGGTCGCTCAAGCCGCAAGCCAAGAAGCCCGCGCTGCGCCCTGCCAAGCCCAAAGTGAGACCGATGCCCAACCGGGAGCGCCGCACCGATCGCGAATTGAAGCCCGCGGCAACGGTCGATCCCAGGCAGCCATTACTCCCTCTCCACAAAGTAGCCGAAGGATCGCTGGAGCCTGCATCCGGTAAGCCTGGTAAGGGTGTTTTGCCTCAGGTCGATTTCAAAATGCTTGACCTGGTGATCGATCTCCCGGCCGGGCCCGTTCCCGCTGAGATGCTTGAGGCCGCCGGCTTCCCTGATGGATCGACCGCGGAGAAGGAGACGGACGGCGATTTCATGGTCACGCTTCCGCGCAAGGCAGGCTCAAGCCTAGTGGGACACGTGCAGCATATTCCGCGCGCGGAGATGCAGAAGCTCATCCGCGACCGCATTAACGGCCAGCGCGGCGCAAAGCCCAAGGAAGTGAAGAAGGCGTCGGCAAAGAAGAAAGCGAGCGGGGCGAGTCCGTCCACGCGACGAGCTCCGCTGCATCAAGCGCCAAACGATCGCAGCATAGCGAAAACCAGCGGCGGTTTGGAGCGGAGCGACAGAACCAAAGAGCATCTCGTCGTGAAATACCAGGGTAACCAGCTCACGCTGGGCCACGGTCCGCTGGGCAACTACCTTGTGGAAGCTCTGAGGAAAACGTATCCGGATATCCAGTCGGCATACTGCCTCAAAGACAACCGGGTGCAGATGTCGATCCGCGGCCAGTTCGAGCCGAAAACGATCAGCGCTGAATTGTTTGAAGAGCTGATCAACTATCCTGGCGGCAAGGCGCAACAAGCGCAACACGGCCAGCGCGGCGGCGGTGTGATCGGCACGCTATCGCCTGAGTGGGGCAATGCTTTGCGCGAGGGAGCGATCGCCAAGCTGCATGAGATCGCCGCAGCCATGCGCGATGGCGATCCTCCGCTCGTGCTGCCGGATAACGTCATTCTGGCTGCTGGCTTCCCCGCCCGTGCTGAAGGCGAGATCAACGCGCCTGACGCCGGCGACGATATCGCCATCATCGTGCGCGTGCACAAGAAGGCGCCGCAATTCTTCAGCGTCAAGCAGTTTGAAGCCAGGATCACCGCGCGCATGGCTCCCGCCGAGCCGCAGAAAGCGGTGAGCGCATGACGATTGCATCGAGCGGAGGCCTCTACGTCACCGCTGTGGGCTCGCGCGCGGACGAATGGCGCAGCGTGTTTGGCGCCGCAGAGCTCCCGGTGCTCTCCATCCTGCCGATAAAGGTGGTAATCCAAGGCTATGGCGTCAGAGAGGCTTATATGCTGGACGTCAAGCGGCTTAAGCCTGCCCAGCTGGATGGGCTGGTCTCCTATCTGGCCGGACACTATCCCGGCGACTCCCCGGAATTCATCCGGGAGAAAATGCTGACAGTGGGCTTCCCCCTCACTGTGGATGACAACCTGGTCCCGCCCGCCATCGACATGAGGTTCGTCATATGACGCGCTTGCTGCAGCATTACGCGATCGAGGACGCGCGTGTAGGCGTGGCCACCATCAAGATCATGGGCCTGCGCTGCGCCAACTGCATGGCTGATTTCAACATCGACAAAGAGCCCAAGTACTGCCCTGAGTGCGGTACCCAGGTCAGCTGCATCCTTCCCTTCGGATCGGCTTCGCAGGTGCCGGCATGACGAATGCATCGAGCCTCGTCCGCTGCAGCTATCCGAATTGCGTGCTCGAGGAGCATCTGGAAGGCGATCACAGATTCGGCCGGCCGCAAAAGCCGTGGGGCACGCTGCGCCTGGTCGCGCATTTAGCTGGCATGTACCAGAACAGCCCGCGCTGCGATTTTGAGCCGCTGCCCGGTAAGCACTGCCGCCCAACCGCGTTCTATTGCGACATGCTGGGCTTTGGCTGGGCGCTCTGCGCTGAGTGCGCCAGAAAATTCTCTACCACAGAGAACGCTGAGGCGAAACCCGCTCCAACTCAGCTCCATGCAATGGCGCTCCATGCAATGGCTCAGCGCGCCTCTGTGCCCTCAGTGGTGAATTCCCCCAAAGTTCTCAAGTTCGCCAGGAGAAACGCATGACCGCTGATGCCATTTCCAATCTGCTGGTCCAGGAGAAAGGCGCGGTGCTGATCTTTGTGGTCGCGTCTGCCTTTGTGCTCCTGGTTCCGTTCATCTTCCGCCGCCTGGGCAGGATTCGCGGCAACGATCCCAAGGTCATCCTGAGCCGCTGCCGCTGGGAGCTCAAGCTGGTCCGCGACGAGCTGAGCCACTATCCCGCCACGCATAAGATTCAGGGCATCGTGGAAGGCCTGGACAGCGCTGAAGCCACTATCGACAGCGTGATGGCCAAGCTATGATCATCCAGCACTATCCTGATGAGCTCGACTATGTGAATGCCCAGCTTCACCCGCTGGTGCGCCGGGAAGACGACAAAAGCTTCCTCGCGCATTTCCTGCGCTCTTGCCTCGCCGCTGACAGCCTGAATTACGAGATCATCCGGCCCGCGCTGCATGAGCTGATGGTCAAATATCCGCCCGATCCGGAACGGTGGGCGATGGAGCGCCACGATCGAGGAGTGAACCCGTGAAGAAAACAGATCACCTTGTTCCCGTAGACCCAACGCTGCAGCCCAAGGAAGAGCCGCTCAGCACGTGGGCTTTGGTTGAACTCTTTGGGCACCAGCGGGTTGTGGGCAAAATGACCGTAGACCCTCCGGAATTTCCCGGTATGGTGCGGATCGATATCCCGGATCTGCTGAAGGACAAAAAGATCGTGCGCAAGGGCTTCACCAGATATTTGGGCCGGGCCTCAATCTATGGCGTCACGCCGATTGGTGAAGACATGGTGCGCGAGCTCTTGCCTTCGATCGATGGCACGCCTTCCAGTCCGCTTTCGCTGCGCAGCTACCAGCGCGATTATGATGAATAGTTTCGGCCCATTTACCAAGCTTGAAATCGCCTGCTGCGCGCTCACCGCTGCGATCCTCTCGCCCAGCACAGGCTTCTGGTTTTTTGACTTGGCCACTGGCTGGATTACTTACGGGATGCTGCTCACCGCCATCTTTTGGATCAAGTATGTGAAGCCCCGCCACTGAGCTGTGACGGCCGTCACACATCTAAGCGGAACCCTTTAGTAACCCCATAATCCCCTTTCCAGAGTTGCTGCATGGGTGATAGCATCTGCTCCGGGATAACCCCGAAAAGTGAATATTTCTTTCCGCCGGCAGAGGTCGCAATGGCCGGTGATCTTCGTGCGGAAAGGCCCAGCCCTCGGGCGCCAACGCCCCGGACCGTCGCCCTTCTGACGCGCCACGTTGTTAAAGCTCGATCACCGTTCTTTCCCTTCCGGATTCACACATGTCGATTGATGAGCACCGTTCCGTCCGATGGGCAACGCCTTTCGGCCGTTTTGTACGCACGTATGGAGTCGCCCAGCTCGCCCAGCAGCTCCAGGTGGAACCCGCTGCAATCTATCAGTGGGTGCGTGGCCACACCAGCCCGCGGCCGCCCACAGCGCGCGCCATCGTGCAGCTTTATAGCCTTTACATTTGCCTTGAACTGGCCAGCGGCAAGCGCGTGCACGCTTCGCTGAAGCTCGATGATATTTATGCCCAGCGGGATCTCCATGCTGATTAAAACGTCGATCGACATTGACCGCGGCCTGGCCACGCTGGATCTGATGCTCAAGAAGATCCCGTATGCCACGAACAACGCGCTCACGCGCACGGCGAAAGAACTTGTCGACGTGGAACGTGAGGAACTGCGGAAGGAATTCCAGGTGCGTAAGCAGTTCATCCTCAAGCGCGTGCGCATTGTGAAGTACTCGCGGCCCAACGATCTGTGGACGCGCGTTGCCATTGACCGCGACGTCCAGGGCGGACCGCTGCTGCTCACCGAGTTCGAAGATGGTGGCACCAAGACGCCGGAGCTCGGCAGCGAGCTGGCCATAGCGCTTACTGGCGGCGCAGTGCGGCCAACATTCAGCCAGGCTGAAACGCCATCGCTGCTGTACAAGGCGTTGAAGATGACACCGCACACGACGTCCGGAGGTCTCACTCAGTTCAAGGGCTTGCGCCGCACGTTCGTGATCCCAGGTGTTGGAGTGTTCCAGCGCACCACGTCGCGCCAGCGCAGCGCACGGGCCAAGAGGGGCGTCGCTGCAGGCAAGGGCAATGACCCTGGCATCGTGCTGCTGTATCGCTTTGAACCCAGCGCACCTCTGCACCAGCGCATGCACTTCATCACGACTGCGCGTGACTTTGTTCACGTGCGTTATCCAGTTATCTGGCGCGAAGAGTTCGTGCGAGAGATGGCAGGCCGCGCCCGATGACCACCCACCCGTACATGCACAAAGGTACTCCCCACCACCCCTCCGCCCCGCGGGTGACGGCGAGCGGGAGGTGTCGCCAGTGTAAAAAAATTGAAAATCAATTTCGGTTTCGTTTCAGGTGAAGAAGAAAGCTCCAAAGCGGAATGAGCGCATGGTAGGCATCGCAGCGGTTGCGCAGCGATTGCAACTCACGCCGCGGCGGATCCAGCAGCTTGTCGCTGAAAAGCCTGAAGGACTTCCGCGTGAATCCCGCAGCCGCTACGACATCGACAAAGTACTCGACTGGTACATCGCCAGGCTTGAGCGCCAGCTCGCCGGCGAGAGCGATGAAGAAGGTTCTATCTCTTACAACCGGGAGCGCGCGCGCGATCGCGCTGCAGGCGCCGACCTCAGAGAGATTGAACTGGCTGAGCGCCGCGGCCAGCTAGTCGCGATCACAGACGTAGAGAAAGCCATGACTGACCTGGTTGTGGCTGCGAAGGCGGCGATCCTCGGCGTGCCCGGGCGCGTTGCGCTTTCGCTTGTGGGAATCGACGCCGGCGGGATCCGCGAGAAGCTCGAGCACGAGCTGGAGGCTGCGCTCGGCAAACTTGCCGGCAATCAAAGCGGTGCCAGCAAATGAGCACGCATCCCACGGCCGTGATCGAATTCAACGCCGCGCTGCAGCGGGTGTATTCGCATTTCGCTCCGCCGCCGGACATGAAGATATCCGAGTGGGCGATGAAGTACCGCACGATGCCTGAAGGCACGACGCCGCGGCCTGGCCAGTTCCGGCCTGAGAAGTTTCAGATCGAGATCATGGATGTCTGCCTCGATCGCAACGTCCACCACATCGTGGTGCAAAAGTCCACCCAGCTGGGTATCACAGATGCGGTCCTCTTTTCGATCATCGGCTACTACATCCACCTCGATCCCAAGCCCATGATCTACGCGGTCCCCACCGGCGACAACGCCAAGGACAAAGGCAAGAAGGTGATCACGCCCATGATCCGCGCGTGCCCGGTCCTGGCTGAGCGCGTCATGCCGGCAACGTCGCGGCAAGCGGGCAATACGCTCAGGCTCAAAGAGTTTCCAGGGGGATTTCTCAAGCTCTCCGGCGCCAACTCGGCCGCCGATCTCCGCTCTGACGGCGTGCCGATTGTATTCAGAGATGAGCGGGACGGCTGGCCTGCTGATTGCGACGGTGAAGGAAACCCTGGCGATATCATCACCCGCCGCACTGATGCCTATCCGGATTACAAGATTTTTGACATTTCCACGCCGGCCAAGGCTAAGGGTTTCAGCGATATCGAAATCACATTTGAGGCCAGCGATCAGCGCTTCTTTCACATGCCCTGTCCTGAGTGTGGCCACATGCAGCCGCTCTTCTGGCGCGATCCCGAGACGCGCGAGCCGCGGATGATCTATCAGCTCGATGAGGACGGCCAGGTCATCCCTTCGAGCGTGGCATACAAGTGCCGGGCCTGCGAGCATCCGATCCAGGAGCGCCACAAGTGGCAAATGCTCGAAGCCGGCAAGTGGATCCCGCGCTTCCCCGGGCGTGAGATCGTGGGTTTCTACCTTAACGCAATGTACTCGCCGTGGCGTGAGAACTGGGTCGATCTTTGCCGTGAGTGGGTTGAAGCGCAGCGCGTTCCGGAGAAGCTGAAGGCCTTCATCAACCTGCGTCTGGGCGAGACCTGGGAAGAGGGCGGCGATAGCGTTGAGCCGCACCATCTGCGCAAGCGCGCGGAGAAATACAAGAACGCCGCCGGCGAGGCCTGCGAAGTTCCCAAAGGCGTGGGCCTGCTCACCGCCTCGGTCGACGTCCAGGGCGATCGGCTTGAGCTGATCGTGAAGGGATGGGGCAAGGGCGAGGAGTCCTGGCTCATCGCGTATGAGCAATTCTTCGGCGATCCCGGCCAGGAGCTGGTGTGGAGCGAGTGCGAAAAGTTTCTGGGCAATCAGTTCAAGCACGCCAGCGGCCGCATGATCGGGATCTCCGCGGTGATGATCGACAGCGGCGGCCACCACACTGACGAGGTTTACAAGTTCGTCAAAGGGCGGCAGTCGCGGCGCATCTTTGCCTGCAAGGGATCGAGCGAGACCGGCCGCGAGATCCTGGCCAAGTTCAGCCAGAACAATTCTTACCGCGTGCGGCTCTACTCGATCGGCACGGACACCGCGAAGGACCGCATCTTCTCCCGGATGAAAATTCCCTCGCCCGGTGCCGGATACATGCACTTGCCTGAATGGGTTGAGGAAGAGTATCTCCTGCAGCTCACCAGCGAGAAGCGGGTCACGCGCTATCGCAAGGGTAAGGGCATGTCCCGCGAGTACGTGAAGACGCGCAGCCGGAACGAGGCGCTTGATCTTGAGGTCTACGCCCTGGCCGCGTTGTATTCTCTGGGAAATCACACCGTGCGGAAGCTAGGCGAGCTGGCTGAAGATAACGATCAGCCGCCGGATCCCGAGGAGCTGAAGGAGCGGGCCAAGGCCGCCGCGGCAAACCAGAGGCGCAGCGGTGGCGATGAGGGGCCAGGCGATAGCTTCGGCGGTGGCAGCGGGTGGGTGAACGGATGGCGCGACTAGGCCAAACTCAGCTTGAAATCCCGGGAATGGAAGCGCCTGCGCTTCTGGGCTTGCGTCGTTTTGTGGGCCGACAGCGCGAACGTGAGCGCAAGAAACGTCGACGGCTCACCAAGGCGCAGCGCCGCGATCTGCTCAGCCGGTTGGATCCGCGCCAGATGTCGATCTTCGATGCGCGCTGAAGAAACTCTTCAGTTGCCGCTCTTTTTGTTCGCGGCGATTCTCGCTGGGTGACTTCCCAAACAACTCCCTCCAGCTTTGAAGAGCAGACTCTGCACGTCGCCTCGGCCTATTCCAATCCTTGCCGCTGGAACACGCGGCGCATCTTGTTTCACGAATTCAGGCAGCACATGGAGAGCGCACGCAATGTGAAGTTTTATGCCGGCGAGCTCGCGATCGGAGACATGCCTT